GCACGTCCACTTAATGGATTTGGGCCAATTGGAAACTCGTATTGCGACTTTCCGCGAGGATCAACAACTTGCTTTGCAAAGAGAGCACCCATTGCGGCTTTAGCTGCTGCTTCACGGGCACGAATAGCAGCAGTTTCGTCTTGAATAGCTTGAATAGCATTTCGACGCTGTTGAATCTCAGCAGCAAGCCTTGCTCGTGCAGCGTCACTTGCGCTTTGCTCTGCTGCGCGTTGGTCAGAAAGCGCTTGAAGCCGCTCTTCATTAACCTTTCGGCTAGCAAGCAATGCTTTGCGCCGATAAAACTCAGCATCACGAACTGCCTGTGGCTGCAAACCTGCAGCCTCACGCATCAAGTCGTTTTGAGCCCGCTGCTCAGCATTTAAGCGCTGGTTGATCTCAATAAGCTTCCCAGCAATTCGTACCGCTGTTTCGGTACTTGAATTAGTATTATCTAACGCTGATCGCAAACGAGCCTGTCTCGTTCGCAAGGCTCCAATAGTGTCAACTAGGCTTAATAACGTTTGCCGATAATTATCGACAACGTCAAGCGTCATATCTACGGCGTTGCCAAACGCCATGACAGCCACAGTGTCAAACGCTGTTCTGACTGCGTCTGCAACCGCTCGATAAGACCTAAGAGCCTCAGCGCTAAGGCTCTTAGTCGTTTGAATGACTTTGCCTAGAGCATCGGTAAGCGCTTGACCTAAACCAGCTGCTCTTTGCTTTGCAGCATCTAAATTTGCATTTAACTGCTTGAACTGTTGGTTGTTCGCAATATCAACGCGCCAGCCGCCTGCCATTAGGCGGTGCAGCTCTTTTACCTTTGCCTCTACCTGGGTGAGCTGACGTACACCGTCAACAATCAGCTTTATCCTCGCTGAATAGTCGGCCACGTCGTTACGTCACTTCTGTTGATCCAGTCTACGCACCAAAAAGCCGCCTGGCTAACGGCGGCGTTTGGCATCGGCCATGGCCTTCTCCTGGTCTTCATTCAAAACCTGGAAATAGGCACTCCAGCCAAGGATTTCCTCAACTGTCATCGTTGTGCGGACCTCTGTAAGAGTTAGCCCAAGCTCCTTGGCAATGCCAAATTGGAGCATGAGCCAACCGTCCTTACGGAGTTCAGCACTCAGGATTTTGGGTCAATGGGTTCATCAGCGTCATCAGTCAGCACAGCCAACATCAGAGCCTGAAGGTCCTTGTCCTTGACCTCGTTTTTCAGCACGTCAATCTCGCCAGCGCTGAACAGCTTTTTGCCGTTTTCGTCCAGGGCTTTGTTGATCAGCAGCTGCAGCGCAAAAGCATTGGCATCATCGCTTTTGGCTTGACGAGTGGCACGCTCACGCTCTGCAGCAGTCAGCGGAGTCACCCACATCTCAAATTCACTGCCATCCGACAGCAGCACTACTTTCTTTGCGGGCTCCAAATTTGCTGCCTTACGCAGCCTTTGAATCGCGCTCATCGCTCCAGAAGCAGGCATAAATCGCCAAATGTTCTCGCAACACATTAGCCCATAGGCAATAAAAAACCCCGGTTGTTAGGCCGGGGTAAGAATTGTTTCGCCAGTGGCAGCCTATCAGGACTTGCTGAGGTCGAAGGTAGGTGCTGCGCTGGGACGGAAGTTGATGGAAACGCTCTGACCGTCGTCAGGGTTCACGTTCAAGCTGGCAGAAGTCACAATCACAGGGACTTCAATCGAACGGCTCAAAGCGTCACTCACAGAACCGCTGCTAGTAACGCGGTCAATGTAGAGCTTCATCGTTGCACCAGCCTGGCTGGCCTGAAGCACGTCCTCAATCATGCGGCTAGCAAGATTGGTGTCGTCATCAGTCGTGTAAACCGTGGCCGAACCAGAACCATCAGCAAAACCAGTGATGTAAGTACGGAAAGGCGCGTACTGACCAGCGGTTTGACCAATGGTGGTCACGTCAATTTCGGAGCGGGTGATTTCAAAGCTCCAGTCACGAACCGATCCAACAGACGCAGGAGCGGTGTAGGTGATGCTTGCAAAATCAGAGCCAAAGCCGCTGGGCGCTGCAGTAGCACTCACAGCAGAACCGCCAACAGTGGAGCTAACCGTCATCACGCCAGTGGAGGCGGTGTAGGTCAGCACAAAGTAGTCACCAGCTGCAATCGCATCAGTGGTGGTCGCACCAGAGGGATACGCAAGGGTCACAGGATCGTTGACCTTGTAGCCCAGGTAAGTGCCGACAGTGATGTCGCTGCCGCTGGCAGGAAAAGCAGATGCAGCCAGCTGGGTCGAAGACGTGCCAGCGGGCGAGTAATACAGGGCACCCGAAGTGCCCGAAAGAACAGTGGCCATGGGTAGTACCTACAAATGAACGAGTGCGGGCACTGCCCGGCTTAATACAGGTTAGCCGGACACTTCATCCTAAGAAAGAACTTGCGCCTGGAAACCAGCTTCTATCCGTGAAATAAAAAATGGCGTAAATGCCCGGCGAGATTGCTGATCAGGAGTGGTTCCCCCAAAACTGGGGCTAAACGTCGGCCCAGACACACCCTGCAGCCGAACATATACGCCTGAGTTGACCTTTGAGGAGTCATTCAAAGACTCCAAAGTGGTGAAAGCAGTGTCTACTAGCGTTTGGTTACGCGCAGGGCCCTTACCTTTCGGGGTGTAAGTTCTAATAACAATAGTGCCTCTAATTTGATGCAGGCTTGTCGTTAATGTTGGCTCGGTAGTAAGGCCAAACTGAATGTTTACATTGACAAACTCCTCTGCGCTATCTGCGCCGTCATTCATGACGTTGTCAAAATAAACAGGTACTGCTGGGCTTAAACCGTTATAGGCAGTCAATAAATCCGCTTCCAGGGCTGCACGAACTTTTTGATAATTCATCTGCCAAACCCTCGTGGTGCAAGCGTACTGCGACTAAACCCTAGTCGCATTCCACGTTTCAAGTCTTTGTTCAAGCTGCCTCCATAGTTGTAGTTGCTCCACCAGTCCAAAGGCGCTGTACTGATTGCCTCGCCCGCACCAGGGGTCACTTGACCACGCCTGTCCCCAAATCTTGTGCCTTCAGCTTCAGGAGGGTCCTTCAGTGGCCGTTTTTCTTGTCGAATAAAGCGGCCTTCAACTAGGTCCATTGCTTCATTCGCGTGAGATGCACCATTGACGATTTCATACAGCGTGCCAGCGCGAAAACGCACTTTTGGAACGTTTCGCTTGTCATACCGATAAAGGCGACCAGTAGCCCTTGGCCCTCCTGGAGCCGTCCCCTGAGGCACTGCATACCAAGCAGAGGAAAACTCACCTGTATAGCCAGGTCCTGCCTCAACAAGACCATTCATGATTTCGACGCAGGCTTCTTGCGTGGCCTGGACAGTTGCCTCTTCGATGTCCTTTACAAGAAACCTGATACTCCGAGCCATTACTGCGGCCTCAGAAGGATCGTATGCAGGATTGGGTTTTCACCCCGAACAGTCTTGCAGGAGATGATCCGACCAGTTTTGGTCACGCTGTTTTGCGTGTACTTGATCCGGTCACGCACGCTTGGGACGTAAGCGCCAAGCTCTGCATTCCCAATGATCACCTTCAGATCTGTGGTCTGATAGGAGCCCTCAAACTCCTCTGGTTTTGCTTCCGTGATCAAAGCCCTGACAGTGACATTTGTGTCAACGCCGTTCACTTCACCCGTGGTTGTGTTGTAGCTAGGTGCCGTGCTGGCTTTGACGTAAGTAACGTCCTGACCCCACTGAGCAAGAAGCCCAGCTGGAAGACTTGCAAAAGTGGTGTCAACTAAGCTCATCTCAACCCCTCACAATACGAACTTGATAGCTACCACTACCTCCAAGGCAATAAGCGCCAAGATAAGACTGAAGCCAAGGGTAAATGTCGAATACGTTATTAACAGTTCCAACAGCTTGACTAGCAGTGTTGTACTTGACCTCCAGGTCTCCGAGTTTGACGTTTTCGTATAACCCCGTATCGCCGGTATTCCCTGTAATTGCGTCCGTGTCATTGGCTAGAGCACGTGCCAGTTCGTAAGTAGCGTATTTGATGTCTGCAGGGATGGTGTCACAGGTCAGCTCAACGCGATCAACGTGATAGTTGTTTCGCGGCCATTTCAGAGCTTGATCCTCATCACACCGATCACCGTAAAAATTCAAGCTGTCAATCCAGCGAGTAGCTGAAATCAGCGCACGGTTTTTAGCGTCGTCCGTCTTGTCGTCCCAGGTGGTGCTGCTAGGGACGGTTTCAAAGTAGCTGTTGGCCTCAGCCAACGTCACGTAGCTATTGGCTGTCTCGCTCTTCAGAGTGGCGTTGATCGTGGCAGCCATAGCAGAAATAGGGAAAGGCCCCACCTAATGGTAGGGCCAGTTTTGCTCTGATTAACCAGACCCTTAGGAAGGGATAGCGCTGGTATCCAGAGGGGTGTTCACGATCAGTTCCACAGCAGGGATCAGATCGATGTCGTAGGTGGCAGACCACTTGGCAGCGGTAGCCAGGTTGGCGTTGGTGGGGTTGTCACCAGCGTCAGTCCACTTGGTGCCCATCACGTGGTAAGCACCGTGGTAGTCAACAGACAGGACATCCTGCTTAGATAACACGTTGCGGTCAGCTTCAATCCGAAGATCTTGCTGAACACCTTCCAGGATGGTGCCGCTCTTGAGCATGTAGCAGCGGAACTCACTGATGTGAGTAGCAGTGCCAGGACGGACAGTGTTGACTTGGCTGTCAACAACCACCTTCATGCCAGCAAATTCGCCAACTTCGCGTGCTCCAATGCCCACGCCACCGCCGCCCCAGGTCACTGCGCCAGCAGAGGCGAGTGCAGAGGTGGAGAAGGTCAACATACCCACCTGATACAGGTAGTAAGCGACCGAGGGGTGAACAACCAGGATGTCCAGCTCGTCACCACGCTCACCCAGGAGTGAACGACCTTCAGCCACAGTTGCGGCAGTCAGGAAGTTGGCTTCAGCTTGACCGCTGGTAGCAGCAACAGCTTTGTCCAGGGAGTGACCGCTCAGAGCGGTGCCGAAGAGACCAGCAAGCTGAGAGAACAGACGAGCGCTGTTCAGCTTGTTGATGGCATCAGCCAGCTGATTGCGGATGTGAAGCATGGGGTCTTCACCGGCAGCCAAAATCGCAACGTCATCCACGGCGTAGGCAAAGCCACGGTGAATGATGGAAGCAATTTGGGTGGCGGTCCCGATCTTTTGAGGAGTCAGGTGACCAGCTCCGCTGGAGCCCCAAGTAGCGGTTCCATTCATGACCTCCTCAGTGGGGGCCACAGGATTGAACTCAGGGACTTGAATGCGAGTGCCACCTTGACGTGCATCAAGCAGGCTGTTGCGAACAACAGCGCCGCTCTTCAGCAGCATGGAGCGCTCTTTGATTGCCTCAGACACATAGGTGCTGAGATTATTCCTTTTTACGATGTCCGCCAGAAGGACACCGCCGGAATAATTCTGAAATGGGGCGGCCATTTCTTATTCGGGGGTGAAGTTTACAGGGATCAAGTCACAGACCTGAAGTGGTGTCCCACGGGGACTAACGACCCGCTTCTCTCTTCAGCACAGCTGCGAGATCAGGGTCGTTGGCTTCCAAGGCCATTTGCCTTGTTAGGTTAATACTACCCTCCATCCAGGGGTTAGCCATTCCAGCTGCAGCAGCCGTATTGGTATTGGGTTTTGCACCCATACCTGCAGCGCTACTGGGCTTGAAATGATGCTCAAAGCCTGAACCAGGGTTCTTGAGCTTGGACAGATGCACATTGATGTCCTGCTCAACACCGCCATCAAGGATGACGACGCGGCCATCACCAGCTTTTTTCAGCTTGCTTTGCATCAACTGGAGCATTTGCTCAGCGTTGATAGCACCAGCTTGGCTGATGGCAGATAAGGCTGAAGTACGCATAGCAGCCGTTTCATTGGATGCCTGCATGTCCTGAAGCTGTCGCTCCAGGTCAGCAATGCGCATGTCCTTATCTTTGGCAGTTTGGTTGGCCTCCTCCCAAAGATCTTTCCACTGACCTTGGTCCTCTAGCGTTTTGCGACGCTGCTCATCTTGCTTTTTGTAGACCTCATCAAGCTTGCCTTTGATGCCTTGGAATTTTTCGTCGGCTTCAGCAGCTTGCTGTTTTAAGGCTGCAATTTGAGCTTCGTATTCAGAACGAAGGTTGGCAGAAGGATCAACTGGAACGTTGATGTCAACAGTGCCAGCCACGGACTGGTCAGGAGTCGCCACAGGCGTTTCCTGGATGACTTGTTCTTCCATAATCAGGATTCAGATGCCGATTCAGTTGGCGTGTCTACCTTACTAGCTTTTGATTTTTTGGTTGTTTTAGGTGCAGGTTCGGCTTTTTCAGCCTTTTTCTCTTCACCTTTGGTGCGAGCTTCAGTCAGCTCCACCATTTCCCATTTGTAACTGCCGTCAGGTTGTAGAACGTTGTCCAGAGCTTGGCCCATAGCAATAACGGGTTAATTCAGGCTTACTGTACCTCTTGTGTTTGCTCTTGGGATTCACCCATTTCAGCGAGCACTTCACCATCCACCAAAATCTGGCGGAACTCATCACGGTCAATGATGTTCTCGCCAAACAGGGTGGTGAGAGCAGTGATGTCCTGACCGATGAGGCGTTGCAGGTCAAAGTCACGGCTGATGGAGACCTCAGGCGGCTCAATGCCTAAGTAACCAGCTGCCCAGTTAAATGCCTGCTGCAGACCCTGCTCAAGGTCCAGAGAGACCATGGAGAGCATGGAATTGGTGTCTACACGGTCAAGGCGACGTGCATCAGCTGATTCAGCAACGAATTTTTGTTGGCTCAGGGTGCTAATACCAAGAGTGGCCATCTGCTGCTGAAGCTCACGGATTTCGTTGCTTTGAGCTTCAAAGGCACTGGATGCAGGTTCGACGTAATACGCCTTATTGCCTGGCTGCATGGCCATTGCGTAATTAACGCTGACAGCCATGTCCTTGGTTTGGTCATCCCAACCTTCCAGGACCAGCAGGGGCTGAGACGCAATGTGAAGGCTATGGATTAGGTCAGCCTGACGCTGGAAGTGAGCCAGGTTGAGGTAGGCAATATCCAGCAGCGGTGGCTTGCTGGTCATCGTGTCCGTTTTATTGGCGTAAATAGTGACCAGAGGGATCTCATCAAGGCTGTAGGGGCCTTCTTCAATCAGCTCATAGTTCGCTTTAGCGTCCGTCTGATCAAACGCAGTGGGATACGGGAAGCCTCCCTGCATCTCTTGCTTTTGCTGATCCTGACGATAAATCCGGTAACGACCAGGCTCAATAACGCGTACTTGGTCATAGACCTTCTCTCCAAAATCACCGTCAGGAACAACGGCTTTTTCGCCTACACGGACCTGAATCAGGTTTCCGTAGTTTGATTCCCGGTCAAGTCGCCAGCCATAGATGTTGGTTGGATCAACTTCAATCCAATAGGGCCGACGATTAAGAGCACGCTCTTCTGCAAGACTTCTGGCATCCGAAGGAGCCGGGAAATCAACGAGTGTGTGACAGTGGCCGTAGGTAAGAGCACAGATCAGCAAACGACGGGCGTATTCATCCAAATCAGACCCGCAACCATCCACATCCTTGGCAAATACTTCCGTCCAATACGGATCGCCTTCTAGTGCAATGGGCTTTCGCAGGATCAAACCTGCAGCAGCGCGGATCAAACGCTGCGTATAAGGCGAAAACACTGCACGGTTCACACGTGCCAGGTACGCCGAGTAGTCCTCACGGGGTTCAAGAGGCAGGAATGCCTCGCTGTTCTCTCGCAGGTACTCAGTGCCGAGTGAAACGGCTTTCATGATCTCCCAGCCCTTCATCTGGTCGATCACTGCCCTGGTGCGGACAAATGGACTGTCAACGCTTCCTAAATAGGAGGAGCTGACGAGATGAGTGCGGACCAGACCGGGAACTGAGTAAGTCATTTCACCATTTCACGCGATTGGCCCAGTAAGCGGGGGAAAATTTGCCGCGAGCAATGTTTGCCGCGTGACGCGCCTTGAAACTTTCACGACGCTGTCTTGATGAAGCACTTTCTCCTTCGCGCTTAGGTGAGCCACTGACTCCCTGTTGCCCGAATCGGATCAACCGAATTTTATCCCCCTCTTTCACCAGCACTGCATGGGATTTGGTGGGATGGTTGGGTGTGCGCTTGGGTGTGTTATACCCAGAAAAGCGTTCGCCACGATATTCCACCATGGCTGAACCTCAATAACACCAAAGGGTTAGCTTGAGTCTAACGGCTTACCTTTTGATCAGCACATCCATCTTCGGAGTCACGCCAGGTCTGATCACCTGGGATTGGCTCAGTGCCATATTCCCAGGTGTCGTAATCCTCCTCATTACGAGGATCGTCTTTAGCCGTGATATGCGACTCCAATATGTGGAACGACACTTGGCGTACCAGAAGAAATGGCAGAGATCCGCATTCGGATGCGATTGGCAGGTTTGCCGGTGTAAAACCAGATCTTTTGACCATTGGTGTTAATGGTCTTGCTGGTGTCAACCTCAAACCACTCGCTGCCGCCGTTGAAGTTGGTTTCAAAGGCCAAGGTGAAGTTGGCTCCACCAGAGACTACGGCTGCAAAGCAGAACTCGCTGCTATCAGCGTGGACCTCAAAAGCGTCGTTGACCGCCGTTAAAGGCGTTGATTCGTGGTGCTCGACCAGATTGGTGCCGCGAACAACGGAGAGAGCCATTACTTGTTCCTCTTTTTAGCAGTTTTAGCAGCCTGCTTAAAGGCTTTTGCAGTTGGAGCGCCTTTTGAGCCCGGTTTGCGCATTTTTTCGCCGCTACCAGCCTCAATGCGCTTGCGCTTGGCGTTGATATTGGCGTACAAGCCGGGTTTTCTCTTCGGTTTTTTCTTTTTTTCGCCTCCGTAGTGACCGGGCATGGCATCAAAGCTGCATGTATGCAGTTTAGGCAGACTCAGCAAGGTCCACCAGCTCTACGATCTTCATCCGACCCTCTTCATTGCGCCAGCTGGGGGTCAAAATCTTGATCGTGGACGGCAAAACCTGCTCCAACTCTTGGATTGTGTTCCATTTGTGCTCGCAGTCCAGGCACCTGCGCTGCCTCACAATCCGGCCTTCATCGGTGTAATAAGTGCTCGACACCCTAATTTCACCACTAAAACATTTCGGACAGGCACAAAGCGAGTACCGCAGTGTTTGGACAACCATTGATCTTCAGTAGAGACGATATGAAGTTGGCCCCAGCGTCTCTGGCTTGGCAAGGTTAAATTGCTGCAACACAAGATAACCAAAAGCGTCGAAAGCGTGGTCTACGCCTAGGTTTTTGTTGGGCAGACCAGTCCCTGGAGCGTAAGTTAATGTACGCAATGCCTTGATAAGTTCCTTGCAACGCGGATGGATTAGTGTCCGTCGCGTACCAGAAGCATCAAGCAGCGCTGTATTAACTGCTGTGATCTTATCTCGCACTTTCCATGGTGCGCGTGGTGTTTGCACAGTGAAACCAGTCCTGCGCAAAATTGAGTGGTCAGTAGCGCCAACTCCACTGGTCTTCCGTGCGCCACCAGTTGGGTCAGGGCAAGCAATTACCCTGCGGTCAACGCCATACCGCCTGGTTACCTCATCCGCAAAATCCCAGGTGGTCGCCCCACCACGCAGCATGATCTCGTCAAACACGTACAACGTGTCATCCTTTTTTACAGCACAGATGCCTGACATCGGATCAACGTTGAAGTCCACCCCCAGCAGCAATGGCAAAACGTTGATGTCCACTGCTTCCGCACTGATGTTGTCGTCTCCAAAGCTGACCGCCACCAAGCCAGTCAGGTTTTCAAAGCTGGCCTCAAATTCCTGCCTAAAGGTCCGCGCATCTAACTGCGCACGGGCTGCTTCAACTTCCTCTTTCGCAACATTGCCCCCCTCAATCGTCGTATAGCTCCACCGCGCCCAATCATTTGTCTCGTCCTCTGGCACGTAACACCACAAGTCATAAAACCAACTGGCTGTGCCGTCTGGCGTTGAAATAAACAGCGCCCACCCCTGTTTATCCGCCAAAGCAGGTCGAATCACCTCAAACCACACCTCTGCATCCATAAACGCAGCCTCGTCCAACACCACACCAGACAAGCTCCGACCCCTCAATGCCATCGCGTTCTCTGTTCCCTTCAGCTCAATCAATGACCCATTGACCAGCTCAATCTTCAAATCCGTCTCGTTTTTGCTCTTGATCCATACCTTCGGCACTAACTTCTTCAACGCACGCCAAGCAATGTCCTTTGCCATCCGATAAGTCGGGGCACAGTAAAAAAATGTCTCGCCAGGACGGTTGATCGCTCCACGAAGCAGCTCAATACAGGCCAGATAGGACTTGCCGAAGCGGCGGCCAGCTACAAGTACACGGAAACGCTTGTCGCTCTGAAAAACTTGCCCTTGCGACCAACGCAAGCTGAGTGGGGTGGTATCTATTGCCATGCCGCACACCATACACAAGTTTTTGACCCCTACCCCCCTCCAGAACACGCTCCAAAGGGTATTATCTGGGTACTGGGTTGCAGTTAAACATCGTGTCTGAAGAGCAGCAGGAAGCCCCTAAGCGCCGTTTTGGTGGTCCTCGGAACTCAGATGCAGAAATTGAGCAGCGTCGTCGTCGCCTCTACATGAGGCAACTGGATGGCCTGTCCGCCAGAGCACTCGTTTATCAACACGCTGAACGTGAAGGCGTTTCAGAGCGGACTGCTTGGGTTGATTGGAAAGCTGTTCAAGCTTGGAGCGATGAAGACTGGAAGCGTGACCGCGAAAATATGCTCTCGCGTCTCCAGCACATGCGCACCAAGCTCTTCTATCAAGCTCTCAAAAAAGGTCAGCTGCAGACCGCTGCCCAAGTGCTTGATGGTATTGGCCGCGTGATCGGTGAATCCACCGAAACCATCAATATCCAAGCCCCTGATCTCAAAATCCAGATCGAAGACAAACTCTAAAAACTCAACTGCTACCCCCCCATTTCAAAGCGTCCGCCAACCACGGGCGCTTTTTTCATGGGATCGACTTGTTCAGCGATATATGTGTAAGTAGTGGGGCATCTGGTACAGCCGTACTGTTTTTGCAACCCCGCCCCGTCTGACCCTCTATGCGTCAGTGCGCATAGCAATCAAGGGCGACAAGCCGCAGGGAATGACTGGTCTCCTATCCCTTAGGTGATACAATGGGATAGCAGCGCAAGCCTTAGGCAAGCTGCACTGATTCAGCCGAAACGACTAGCAATCGTTCTCAGCTGATCAGATCGCTACAGCCGTCTCGCCACAAACAACCTTTGCCGGGACCCTGTAGCAAAGACAAACGATTCCACTCACCACTGACCGATCCAAAGGAGGCAGTAATGAACCGACTAACCCCAAACCAGCACGGCATGGCAGCCGCTGCGGCCTATGTAGGTTGCTTAGCTGCTGGCTTAGCTGTGATCTATGCCGTGATTGATACGGGTAACCAGTCCCGGGAGCTTGCGGCTAAATGCATCGCACGCGGCAACAGCGCTGAGCTGTGCTCCGTTCGCTTCTACGGACGCTGATCATGACTATCCGGGAACAAGTCCTAGGCATGGCCGACGATCAGGGCAACCTACGGCCTGACCAGGCGCACTATCTGATTAACGCTCACCTCTTGCCCTTCGCTGACTTCCTCGCTGAGACCGGGGAAGACTTTTCAGCTGAAACCGTTCTCACTTGGCTTGGCTATTGATCATGGAAACGTACAAGATCCTCCGGTGCTTTGCGCCTCATCTGAACCGTGACACTCGCATAGTGCGCCGGGGCTTAACGCTCCAGGAGGCACAAGCCCACTGCAAAGACCCTGAGACCCGAGAGGCCGGGGTCTGGTTTGATTGCTATGAGGCAGAGTAATGAGGAAGATTGAACTAGAAATGGTCAGGGCCGTTAATTCGGCCCTAGGCAATCGTGATTTGGCAGGCCGTGTCTGGCGCTCTGCCAATACGTTTGTGGAGCAGAAGCACAATGGGCCCTGGGGTGTCCCGGGCTATTGCAGGGAGATTGTGGTAACGCTCCACGAGACACCGATAGCAACGTTTGAGCCTGACATTCAGCGGCTAACGCTTAGGCATGGAGGCTGGCACAGCCGGACAACGGCTAGCCGCCTTAATGCTCTGCTGAGCTGGTTTGCACCTAACTGGCGAGTGTTCAGCAAGCGAGGCAGGCTGCACATTCGGCGAGATAGCTGGACTGAGGGGGCTAGCGATCCCTTGATTGATGGCCAGCCGCTGACGTTTCACGGCTAAGCGCTCCAGGTACACCCTCACAGCCCCGCCTAGTTGCGGGGCCTTTCCTCTTATGCAATCAGAATCCAAACGCTACGCGCTAAAACACCGGGGCTATTCGTACGGTGAGATTTGCGAGCGGTTACAGGGCCGGGACCGTCAGGCTGCCATGGCTGTCTGGCAGTGGAGCGCCGTCAGGTTCTCAAGTCTTGGCACTGATCAGGACCGCTATTTCAAGCGCTATGGCGCTGCCAGAACGTTTGAACGGATTAACCGTGTCCGCAGCTGGTTAGGCCTGGAGGTGATCGCGTGACCGCTCCAGGACGTAACTGGCCACGGCGAAAGCTGATCTATCAGCGCAAATCAGGCAAAGAGGCACAGCTCACCGTGCTGACCTGGAGTCCTAGGTTTGAGCTGTGGAGCAGTCAGAACTATGGGCAAGGAACAGCTAAGGAGATTTCGGCTGTGCTCAGGCGCTGGACTGATCACCTAAGCAAGACAGGCCAGCCGTTCACGCTGATCAGGGAAGACTACAGACGGCGCAAGTTGCCTAGCTGGTTTGAGATCGTGAAACAACAGAACCGCAGGCCCTGGCAGCGGTGACACCCTGGGGGCCCTGGTGGCCCCTTTCCCTATGGCCTTACGCCTTACGCACCAGGAGCAGCCTCTGCCCTGATCCTGCGCAGCCACTGGTGGAGGTTTTGGAGGTCAGTACGGGAATGGCTAGAGGGTGCATGAATTGCGTCCTGAATAGTGCTTAGGAGATGGTTCCACTGGGCTTCGCTGAATGTCGGTTTGGGCTGGTCTTGAATGGCTTCAGCCTGGTGAATGGAGAGCTTGATTAGCGACATTTGACAGGGTGGCAGTCCATTGGTATCTTACCGGGTAGCAGCCCAGGCTGCCATCCCCCAAGCGCTGCACACGCTCCAATGAAACAGCTCCTCCTCTTTGATCGCATCAACCTCGCTAGGTGCGCTATGGATCGGGCAAATCAGGCCATAGCTGACAACCGCTTTAGTCACTTTGACGGTGAGTGGGTCACAGCTCGCATGTGGACCAAATACCACTGCCAGGTCACTACCGCTGACCGCTCCTACATCGAGTCCACCAGAACCATCAACTTCGCCTGAATCATGAACGTCATCACCCTCAGCAACGATCAGCTGGCACTGGTCAAGTCAACGCTCCAGAAGCTCAAAGACACCCTCAACACCGACATGAATGTTGGAGAGGGCTGGTCTGGCGTCATGATCGACCTAGTCAATGACCACTATCGACTGGTCACAAGCACCCTCAAAGAGTTCGAAGACTGCAACACCCCAAAAGTCGTTGCTCCCTTGAAAATCAGCACGGCTCCAAACCCGACGCCCCAGGAAACACCCGTCTGGGAAAACGCGGTGGATGCTGCGAAAAACCTGGGTGTTAGTGCCAAAAAGCTCTACAACCTCAAAAGTGGAGGCCACCTAGCCGCTGGTCATCACTTCAGAAGGACTGGCAAAAACTACGTCTGGCATGTCGCCAACCTCAAAAGGCTCCTGGCTGAGAATTCTCACTGAGAAAACCCATGACGAACCAAGACCTCCTAGAGCGGGCAATGATCCTGGCAATCCAGGCTCCTACTGACGCCCAATACAAAAAAGCCATGCGGCTTGTCACTGAAATCTCAGCCCAAATGTCGGCTGCTGAGATCCATGCCGCTAGACACGCCACCAAAGCACTCCTCAAAAAGGACTGGCAGCGATGACTCAACCCACAATGCGCTGGACCGTCTTTGCAGGACGGGGTGAATACCACGGCGAAACTAAAGAAGTCGCCATGCTTCGCGCTCAACGCGCTATCGAAATCTGCAAACTCCGTGGGGAACCCTGGGGCTACTCACAGTCCTGGTGGTATCCACGCACCAGATGGCCCCTCGTGCTGGTCATTGACCGTGCACTAGATGCTGAGGTCGAAAACTACAACGCCACCCTCAACGACGAGAAATTCCACTGGACTGACTCCTCTGGTGGTCGTTCCGTCTGGTGGTGGGGTGACGTTGAAGCGTCCCAGTACAGCCAGGCCAAAGATCTCCCTTACGAAATCTTTGAAGCCTTCCGCATCTTCCTGCTCACTAAGGAGATCAACCTTAACTCCTACCTCTGCCTTCGGATCAAAGACCCAGGGCTAGGCATCGTCCTGCCTGAGGAACGGGAAGCCTTCCGCAAAACTATGGGAGACGGCCAATGGCAATGAGCGATGAACTCAAGGCTGTCATTGCTGACCTCAAGGCTGATGGCCTCTGCCGCAAAGAGGTTGTGGATGTCCTCATCGACGATCACAACGTCTCCATGGCAACTGCCTACCGCTACTGGCAAGAAGCTCAGCCCAAAGAACCTACGTCCCAGCAGCAGAGCATTGGTGGGGAGGCTGTAGCAGCCCTCCAAGACCTCCTGCGTGGGGCACAGGCTAAAGAAGATTGGGAGGCCGTAGAGCGCCTTGCAGAGAAGCTTGCCAACGTTTCCGCCAAACTCAAACTATCCCACCTCTGATGAACACCTACCCACAACTTCACTCCTACACCTTCGACTCATCCTCCAACTACCTCAACATCATCGCCATCGTTGACGATGCTGTAATGACCCTCCCTGCCACCAAAGAAGATCCTGAGGAATGGGGCCCTGGCTACTGCCGCTCCAGTGTCATCTGGGATGAAGCTGAACCCCCTACCTGGGAAGCTGTAGAAGGCATCCTGGATGACTATCACGACTGGATTACCCTGTCGCCAGATGAGTGCCCCTAGCAATGCCAATGCCAACCTCAGCACATGAAGGTGACTACTGGTTGGCTGAAGATGGGGTCCTACATCGCCTAACTAATGGCCAGTGGGTGCCCCTTCGCATTGCAAACCCCTCTAAAGACTTCTTCCCAGGTGACCACCTACTCGATCAACTAAACGATGACTGACTACCCCTTCCAACAAAACGCTCCAAAAGTCTCCCAACGCATCAGCGATTGGTCCCGCGTTGAAGAGATCGCTAAAGAGCTTGATCAAATCATCAAACGTGAGCAAAAACGACACATGATGGACCAAATGTTCCTTGGCTTTGAAGATGACCTTCAAACAGCTCAGGAACTCCTTGATGGCATCGTCAACTACGATCCCACTCCCCAATACTCACCTCACCTCCAATGAGGTTTAGAGGTACTCCAGAGGAACAGCTACAGCAGTTCTTTGATCAGCTGCCCATCCCTGAACCTCCACCCAACTGGAAAGCTAAAGCCAAACCATGCAAATGGCTAAAGCAAATCCAAGACGGTAAAACTAAACCGGAGGAACACTAGGGGGCCTGGGCAGCCCCTTTTTTTTGCAAAAAAATAACCAGCTTGTTGCCGCAAGCTGGCTACTGCGTCCGAGAAGATCAACCGATGCCTGTTGCAGCAGGCATACCCACTGGCATGGGCAACAGCACCCTATCAGCAAACCTCTCCTAACTCAAGCATCGCCTTGTACTTGTCGTGACGCTCCAGCCAGCGACACTCTGCTCCCCTCATCTCTAACTCACTCATCATCCTTAACTGCACCTCCCCATTCCCCTTCGCTATCACCACCGCTCCAGCATCAACCACAATCCCACTCCTCTCCTTCATCGCCAAGCTGTAAGCCGCCAGCTGGTCCTGGTGGTCACGCATGAACTTCTCAGGCTTGTCCGTTGACTTCCCTGTTGTCTTGAAGTCACAAATCGTCAGGCCATACTCCGTGTCAATCAAAGCGTCAGCTGTTCCTGCCCATCCGTCCGTGTGATACACACTGAACTCCGACGCATGAATGGCCGTTACCGCTCCACTTCCAAGCCATCCTGATAAACCTCTGGCGTGCTCACGGGCTGCCCACGGAACTTCAGGGGCTCCTTGAATGGCCTTCTTGAGCGCCCAGCTAACCATTGACTTTGGTGCCCGAGCCAAGCCATCCCCATACACACGCCAACTGTTCCGAGCATTGGCGCTGTTACGGACCAGCTTGGAGGCAGTCTTGAGTACATACTCACAGCTCTCATGAACAACAGTACCGCGATCACACGCCAATTGACGCTCTAACTCGCTACCTGGACGCGCAGACCATCTAGCCAAGGAGGCTTTCTGCTCCTCAGGTGCCGTGTTCTTCAAGATGTGAGTGACCGAGTGGAACTCGCGCCCCTCCTCATCTTTATACACCCTGAATGGGCCGCTGTCATCTCGCTCCAAGGACCAGCTATAAAGCTCGGCCAGAGCGTCCTGCTTGTCAGTCACTGCTTCCTGGGACAACGTGGCGGTCAATCCAGATCTTCCGTAGTTGGTTTGCTTTGGGTTCGACTAGGTGAAAACTACTAACGACACCCGTAATGTCGCCCACAATTACTGAAACGCAGCCGTCTTCCAACGTGTGCGTAATAACCTCGGGAACCTCAGGTGCCATTAGTAGTGCCGCTCCAGGAGCAGCCTAAAGACGGCTACTACCTCTGCAACTACACCAGTCGAAGTTGCAGGGCAGGTTTAACAGTAAAGCACAAAAAAAGAGGGCGTCCTGCAACGCCCTCCAACCGTTCCGAGCAAAAGTTAGCTCAGTTTCCAGGCTTGAAGGGATCAGCCTTCGACTCATTGCGCAGAAGTTCATGCAAGTCGAAACCTGCCTTTTGCACTTCCTCCCAAGCTGCATCCATACCCTCTTCCTCATGCTCGTCCTCATCACGAGGAACAATCATCAGGTCATAACGGGTGCGGTCAGTCACCACCTTGGTCAACTCAAAGTCCCAAGCCAAAAGGTTCTTGTACTTCTTGTTCAGACCAAACTTGGCAAACTGGTTGCGCAGAGAAGCATGAGTAACTTCCAGCACCTGAACTTGCTTCAGATCCCAGTTGTAAACAGGCCAGGTGAAGCACAGGTCAGGCTTGCGCACACCCGTCTTCTCATAGTTCAAGTCGCGGGAATACTCACGACCCAGCTCAAGCTCAATGTCCTGGTCGGTGGGCTCATTCAGGAAGCGGAAAGGCTTCTTGGCACCACCATCCTTTGCCACTGCCCACACGAGGTAGTAGCAGAAGGGGTCCTTCTCCAAAAGGCTGAAATTGGCAGAAGCGCCTGACTCCAGCTTCCCGTAACGCAGGTAGTTCTCAGTTTGGGGTTGGTCAGCTTGCTCAAGGCGATCCAGGAATGCCTGAGGCAGTTTCATCGTCATGAATGGACCTTATCGTTGTTGTACGCCAGTGACGGCGCTTCAACAGGCTACGCCTGGGATGCCACCCTGTCAAGTAGCCCTAAAATGGGAAAGCCCTCGGGGCGGCTACTTCCCCAAGGGCTTCCAGTGGCTGCACACCAACGTCAAACTAAATGAACATCCAAGACTTCGTCAAGTCTCTCCCTGAGGGACTGGTATATGGACCCATCTACCGCAAAGGCGCGGTAATGGTCTCCGGCAAACATGCCACCGGCAAAAACCCCCTTGAAGATTCATGGGATCGCAAATTTGGGCCTGCCGACGTAGCCCTTGCTCTCAAACGAAACTCTGACCTTCAAGCTGTTGGCGTCTGGTCTGGCATCCGTGGCAACGGTGTCGTCATCCTTGACGTTGACCGCAACCACAAAAAATGGCTCCGTGAATGGGGCTCCTCACTGGACGGCGCTCCAGTGGTCACCAGCACCCGTCCTAACGCCGCCAAATACCTCTTCCGTATCCCTGAGGACCTCTGGGGTGAAGTCAAGGGTCATGGCCTCCGTAAGGACGACAAGCGCTCCAACGGTGACTACGAAATTTTGTGGGGACGCCAAGGCGTCATCTTTGGCGCATACCCCGGCAAGCCAGGCATCTGTAAGCCCGGTGACTACACCTTCAAAGGCGACCTCAACTCCATCCCTGTA